CCGGGCTTTCCATATGGACGCCCCCGCCTTGACAAGATGGGAACGGGCGAAGGCGCGCAAGCCTATGGGCCGGGTTTTTATACGGCAGAGTCCAAAGGGGTTGCGACTGATTATCGCAATGTTCTCTCGCCGCCGCCCGGTGTAAGGGTCGGCGGCGACGCTATGACTTCGTCTCAATTTGCGAACACTTTGAGCGGCAAGGCGGCAAGTAAATATCCCGACATGCCGGTCGAAGAGATTGAGCGTCAATCTGGAAATGCTGCGCGAATGATTTTTAATCGAGCGGAAGAACTCAAGAATATTGACGGCAACGACAATGTCCTTATGCGGGCATTTCTCGATAGTCAGTCAAAAAGAGATGACAGTCTTTCTAAAATTTTGCGTGTTGCACGGGATGATATGCCCGTTGCTAAGTGGAGCGAAGAAACAGGCACCCTATACAAGCTCGACATCCCCGACGCCGATGCTGCTAAAACTCTCGACTGGGATGCGCCTTTAGCAAAGCAACCGAAGCCAATTCGAGACGCTTACTCAAAAGCAATGTTAGGCGATGAGGTTTTTAAAGACCCTATTCTTAAAGAATTGTTCGCGGATGGTGTGCCTAATCAGCATCTCGGTCTTTTTGAAAACAGCAGCGGCGCGCAAGCCTTCAATACGTTAGCCGGTAAATTAGGGTCGCAACAAGCTGCCGCCGACGCTCTCCGCAAAGCTGGCATCCCCGGCGTGAAATACCTCGACCAAGGCAGCCGAGGCGTAGGCGAAGGCACGCGCAACTATGCCATATGGGACCAAGACGTTCTCGACCGCACGAAGATGCTGGAGCGGAACGGTGAAATATTAGGATTGCTAGACTAATGGCAAAAAAAGACGACATCGCATTCCAAAGCATCGTCCGCAGCGAAATCCAGTCGGCGGTAAACTACACCGACCAGGAACTCGCCAGCGACCGCGTCGAGACGATGGACTTTTATTTGGGCGAGCCGTTCGGCAACGAGCAGCCCGGTCGCTCTCAGGTCGTCATGACCGAGGTCGCCGACTGCATCGAAATGATGATGCCGTCGCTAATGAAAATCTTCACGGCGTCCGGTGACTTTGTCCGCTTTGCCCCTCGCGGCCCCGAAGATGTTGAAGCTGCCGCGCAGGCGACGGAGTATGTGAACTTTATTTTGAACAGCGACAACAATGGTTTCGTCGTTCTTCACAATATGTTCAAGGACGCGCTGCTGTTCAAAATGGGCGTCGTCAAAAGCTACTACGACGAAACCGAAACAGTCACTGAAGACGAGTATGAAGGTCTGACCGAGGACGAACTGACCGCCCTTCTGTCCGACCCTGACCTTGAGGTTGTCGAGCAAGAAAGCCGCCCACTCGGCGAAGATGTTGAAATGCCAGACGGCAGCGTCATGCCTGCCCCAATGGTCTACGACATTCGCGTCAAGCGCACGCAGAAGGACGGTCGCGTCAGAATCGAGAACGTCCCGCCGGAAGAGTTCTTATTTAACCGCCGCGCAAAATCCATCGACGACTGCCGCTTCGCAGCGCACCGCACGAAGCTCTCAAAGTCCGAATTGATTAGCATGGGCTACGACCGCAAAGTCGTCGAGGAACATGCAGGCTTCGTTGACAACGACACGGTCGGCGAAGTCCAGACGCGCTTCGAGGACGTTGAAAGCGGAGCGAACGACGACACCCACGATCCAAGCGAACAAGGCGTCTTATATACCGAAGTCTACATTCGCACCGATTACGACGGCGACGGCATCGCGGAACTGCGCCGCGTTTGTTGCTTGGGCAGCGGCTACGAGGTCGTTAAAAACGAACCCTATTCGATGATGCCGTTTTCGGTCGTCAGTCCGATCCTGATGCCGCACCGAATGGTCGGTCGCTCGGTCGCGGAACTGCTGAAGGATATTCAGCTTATCAAGTCAAGCTTGATCCGGCAGCAACTTGATAACGTCTATCTGACGAACAATGCACGGGTCGCCGCTGTCGAGGGCCAAGTCAATCTTGACGACCTGACCAGCAACCGACCCGGCGGCATCGTGCGAATGAGAGCGCCAGGAATGGTGCAACCAATCTCGCCGCCGTCGATCAGTCAAGCTGCATTCCCTCTCATGCAATACATGGATGAGGTCAAGCAGAACCGCACGGGACTGACAAAGGCGAGCATGGGTCTCGACCCCGACAGCTTGCAGTCATCGACCCGCGCAGCGGTCGCGGCAACGATATCGGCAAGCCAGCAGAAGATCGAAATGATTGCGCGCGTCTTTGCCGAGACCGGCGTCCGCCATTTGATGCAGTCAATTTTGAAACTGGTCAGTCAGTACCAACAGCAGCCGCGCATCGTTCGGCTTCGCAATCAGTTTGTTCCTATGGACCCACAGAACTGGGATACTGAATTCGATACGATTGTCGAAGTTGGACTTGGCACTGGCGACAACGACCGCCGCATTGCGGTGTTAACGCAGATTGCAGCGAAGCAGGAAGAGATCCTGACGAAGCTCGGCGTCGTCAATCCGCTTTGCACCTTGCAACAGTATCGCGACACGCTCGGCAAGATTGTCGAGTTGAACGGATTTAAAGACAGCAGCGCGTTCTTCCTCTCGCCAGACAATCTCGACCCAGAGACGCAGCAAAAAATCCAGCAGCGTGCCGGTAAGCAAGAGACGCCGGAAGATAAGGTGATTGCGCTGGAGAAAGCAAAGGCGCAAGCCGAGATTGAGAACGACCGCATGAAGTTGCAGGCCGAGATCGAAATGAAGCGGGAGAAGGCAGCCGCCGAGTTAGAGATCAAGCGGCAAGAGATGGAAATGAAAATGCAGATGCGTATCCGCGAGATGCAACTCGAAGCAGAGTTGCGCGGTGTCGAAGCTATCAGCGGCGTTGACGTTTCGACCAACTTACCGCGAGCGCAATAACTTGTGTTCATTCCAGAATATTCGGCTTTTTGTAAGAAACAGAAAGACGGCACCGTCACGCTGACCATCTGCGTCGAGGGATTTGCAGATATTGTCGAGGCGCGAGAGTTCTTGCGCTTTTTTCTTGATGAAGATGTCGCGGACGAAATGCAAGGCGATCTGATTTGATTGACGACGAGCTACAGCTACAGCGCGAGATGAACCGCGCTGCGAAAGCATCCGAATTGTTTCGCAACGAAATATTCGAGGAGAGCTTCGACATCCTTCTCGAGCAATATAAGGCCGAATGGGCAGCAACTGCCCCGGCAGACACATCATCGCGCGAGCGTCTCTATTATATGTCGCAAGCGGTCGATGCCATCCGCGCCCATCTTCAGTCGGTTATGGAAACCGGAAAGATGGCAGAGCGGCAAATGAAGGAATTGAGGAAAAAAACTTTCCTTTAGCGACTAAGGCGCTGGCGCGTCAGTCACTTATAAAATTTGGAGATTTATCATGAGTGAAGCACCCCAAGACGGGACTTCAAACTTATCCATCGCTGGTGCGGTGGAGTCACTTCTTGCTCAAAACGCCCCCGTCGAGGAAAAGGCTGAAGAACAGGAAGTTGTTGCCGAAACCGATGAGGTTGAGGTTTTAGCTGAAGCCGAAGAGCCGGAAGCCGAGGACATCGAAATCGATGAACCCGAGGAAGCCGACGACGAGGTTGAAGCTGTCGAAGCCGTTGAGGAACAACCGGAAGAAACGTACCGGGTTCGCATCGGTGACGACGACGTCGACTTGACGCTTGAAGAGCTTCGGCTTGGTTATATGCGTCAGGGCGATTACACGCGCAAGACCCAGCAAGTCGCGGAAGGCCGCAAGGCGGCAGAAGCGGAACTGGAAGCGCTCACGGCGCAGCGGGAAAGCTACGCCAACCAGCTTGCTCAACTTGAGACGGCTTTAAACCAATCGGAACCGACCCAAGAGTATTGGGACGCGCTCCAGTCTGAAGACCCGATAGAATACGTCAAGCAGCGTGAAGCGTTGCGCGACCGTCGCGATGCATTAGCGCAAGTGCAGAGCGAACAGCAACGGGTTCAGCAGGAGCAATATCAGCAACTGCAAGTTCAGACGCAGGAGCGTCTGAAACAGGAAGCTGACAAACTTCTCGACGTTATCCCCGAATGGCGTGACGCGGATGTGGCACAGAAGCAGAAGAATGCTGTTTACACCTACGCACAGCGACATCTCGGTTATAGCGAACAGGAGTTGAGTCAAATTGGCGATCACCGCGCGGTCAATGTTTTGCGGAAAGCGTACTTGTACGACGAACTTATGAAGCAGAAGCCAGCGGCCACCAAGAAGACGAAGCAGGCTCCGAAAATGGCAAAGGCCGGTCAGCCGACGAGTAAGCGGGAAATCTCAGCAAAACGGAAGCGACAACAGCTTTCTAACATCAGCAAAATGAAAGGCCGCAAATCAATGGATGCAGCCGTTCAGTACTTACTTGAAAAATAGGAGGGCCTAATGGCTACTTTTAAAACCAGTGACGCTGTGGGAGAGCGCGAAGACCTCTCTGACGTCATTCAGCGGATCGACCCAGACGAAACGCCACTTTTCAGCAACGCAGCAATCGAGACCACAAGTGCGGTTACGCACGATTGGCAAGTCCAGGAATTGACGGCTGCCGCTGACGATAATCACGTTAACGAGGGGGCAGACTTTAGCTATGTGAACCCCACGGCGACGGTTAGATTATCGAACGTACACCAGATCGCAGCGCA